TGCTACCGAAGGATTGCGTATAAAATGACTGCGTATAATAGCTTTAAATGCGTCTAAATTATTGCGAATAGCATCTGAATCCCAAATCCGATTAAAGAATGGTTCGTCAACTTGGCCTCTAATTCTACCACTTTGAACAACAGCAAGCGCAGAACGTGTCTTATTTAATTCCTCAGTAACCTCAACTTGTCTACGCTTATAGTGAGCCTCTACCTCAGCAGACAGTCTCTTTCTTAGCTGCGCTTCTATCTCTAACAAATCTCTTTCGTAAACAGCTACGCCTTGAGCTAATCTATTTTGGTTTCCCATGTGATGATTGGCTTCAATACGATCACCCCAAGATTGATAGTAATTCTGTTGCGCTTGCATAACTTTTAATTCAGCGGGTGATGACGCTTCTTCTTGAAAAATGCGTTTTCGATTAGCCTCAGTTCTAAATGACTTTAATGTTTCACCGCTACCAGTAATGCTTCGCCACATACTTGATGGATTGAGGCCAAATAAATTTATTTGCCTAGTATCTGTATGCTCTGCGTATGCTTCTTCTGTTACCTTGTTTACCCTAGCCCAATGCCTACGCTCAGATGCAATAGAAATATCAATACTTCTATTTGACGGTATGCCCATTTGATTGCCATGTGTTAAAGTACCATGATCGCCACCTATTTTTGCAACAGCATCTTTTAACATATTCAAACCAGACCATTTAAGATTGCCAGCAGCATCTTTTATAGGATCAAGCATCATAATACTTTTATATGGGCTGCGAATAGGATTCCATTTATAACCAGCAGCTAACTTTCTAGGGTCAAGAACGCCATCAGTCGTAGCAAGATCAATTCTACGGTCAGTTAATTCTTGCATATGCTTAGTATGCTCTAAGTGACGATCTGTTAATTTGCCAGATTTATTATTTAACTCTCTTATTTCGGGAGTTGTAATTGTTCCAGCATCTTGCTTTTCTTTTAAACGCTCAACGCCAACTGTAAGACCATGAATACTTGATTCAATTTGAGTCAAAGCAACTTCTAAATCCCAATCTTCTAAATAACCTAGTGGCCTACTTGCTCTTTGCCGAACAACAAAGTCACCCTGCCTACGCTGTAACTGTGCTTGTAAATCAATCTCACGACTACGCGCTCTAAAGTTTCTATGCGAATCAACTACAAAATTATTATAGCCCCTTACAGAAACATCAATGGTTCCACCAAGCAAAGCACTAAAAGCAGTAGATGCGGCAATATTCATTTGCGCTCTCTCAACGCTAAAATTAATATCGCTCATTGCTCTAGTCATTTCTTCTGCGCTTGCAAAAGCAGCACCCGTAAGTGCAGCATTGGTAACTTTAGCAGCAGTACCAACGCTTTTAAAAGCCAAAACGCCGGGAATTATATTTGTAACATCAAAAGGCAAAGATATTAATGCCGCAGACCAACTAGATTGTTGCCAATTTCTGGCTCTTGAATGATCCCTCATTGAAGCATTAAGAAGAAAGTCATAATTTTCTTGGTTAACAGCATGAAGCAACGAAAGACTGTGTTCTTCGTCACCTCTTTCTTTCATTATTGTAGCTGGATTAAATGTTTCGTCAGGAGTCCAAGGAGTAAAAGCACCCTGCAATAAATCAACATAATTAGTATGCGTATCAGCAACCAAGCGCATAGCATTTACAGTTGCGCCACGATCAATACCCTCACTAACTTGAATTGTGTAAGGCAATTGATGCGGCCTAATGCTTAAATCATCTATTGTTTCCATGACAGGAGAATAAGGTTGATAACCTAATATCTGGTCAATGGCACTAATTTCTGGTTCATAAGGTTTAGTTGGGCCAAAAGGTAAATCGCTTAATTGAACAGTACCCATTATCTATTCCTAAACCTTTTAATCATAGAGAGAGTTCTTTTGTCTTTTACCAGTTTGCCAAAGTTTTTCTTTGATGGATCATTGTAATAATACTCACCTTCGCGGCCTTCTCTAAAGTCACTTACCTTGTTGTAACCGCCTACAACTTTCATTGTAAATTCGTTTGGCTGTCCTTTGTAATTAAACTTAGCCTCTGGCTTAACCCTAGATGTAGTGTTTTTAAGATCATCATATTGACGAGCAATGCCTTCTTGATAAACATCATCAACTTTTGTTAATTGCGGCTCATTGTTTATATTTGATTCAACAGTGTAAAAACCATCTGGCCCTTTATAAAAAGTTGTTAAATCACCTTTGGTAGCGCCTAAGTTCATCCAGTTAATTTTAAACTTTTCAAACCCTTCAACTTCTGGTGCCGCCATAGGTATTCTTTTTTCAAACTGATAGTCCTGCAATACTTTAAACACATCAGTATAACGCAATTTAGTGTCAGGATTTTCTTCTTTATACAAATCAAACACTTGCTTAACATCGTCAGAATGTAGCTTACCGTTTAAAAACTCACTGCGTTTATCAACATAAATTGCAAGCCGTCTAATAGAATCTGCCTCTGGTATCTCTGTAGGCTCACCATCAACAGTACCAGATATAAACTCTCCAAGCTGTGCAGATCGGGCAAGCCAAGATTCTAAATTATCTTGGGCAGGGTTTGGTTTTTCAAACTGGAACTTTTCTTTTGCAAGAGCAAGAAGTGCAACGCTTTTATCAATAGTTTTCCCAGTTGCCTTTTTGTAAGCTGCCATTAATGTTTCAACATTTACGCCATAATGCTTAGATAAATCTGATGATTTATTTAACTCAGTTGCAAGTTTAATTACTTCTCTAGCGACTGACATTCTATCAGCTTGTTGATCTATTAACTGAATCTGTGGGTTTAATTCTTTTAAAGATTTGTTAACAATTTTATCTTTAACAGCAGAAGTTAAAGAGGGGGAGCTATTATTAACAACACTCATTATATAGTCAGCATCTACAGAAGTAGTTGAAAGAGGAGAATCTTTACGATCTAATCTACCCATCACAATATTAACTACAGAATCAACGCCAACACTTATTCTTGCATTGTCGCGTTCTTCAATTTGATAAGCAGCATTTTCTCTATACGAAGGAATTAAGTTAGTAGGCAGTTTAGCTTCAAATGCTTTAATCTGGTCTATAAAATCATTTGAATTGGTCGTTCTAGCAAAGTCTAACATTGTAGCGTATTGATCAGCTGTTTTCTGAACAATTTTTAATTTTGTTGTTATAGTAGACGCTAATTGAGCAGCATCATCTCTTGATAATTCTTGTTCTGCAAGTAAGTCTTTTTCATCTTGTGCAATTTCTGCTTGTCGTTCAGCCTCTTTTGCATCATCAATTATAGTCTGACGATTTTTAACAAAGCCATTTATATATCTGCTGTCTTTAGCATCCGACGATGAAACAGAAATTGGAATATTATCGCTGGTTTTAACTGCCTGTAAAGAAGTTCCATCACCCGTTGATACATAAAGAGTAGCAGTAACATCTTTAGAATGTGGGCTACCCGTCATTACAACATAAAAGGCCCTTCTGTTTTGATCGCCTTCAATTGCTTGTCGCTCAGAAAAACTTGTACTACTTGAGGTAATAGCCATTGCGTCATTTATATCCCCCGTAGGGCCACCATCAATAAATGCGTCTCTAACCAATTCCGATCTTTTAGCAGAACCCATAGACAAAATATTAAAAGCAGTTCCTGCGGTATTAACAAAATACTGCGCTAAACTTTGTTCTTCTGGAATAGTGCTCTGATCATGTAGTGGCAAAATAAAATTTGCAGAACTAGGGTTTTGCAATTCAGCTTGAGTAAAAGTACCGTGCTCATAAACTTTATTCATAAGCAATCTAACAACAGCGGTTGCCTCAACATCTCCACCAAAATCACTTAAAGTAATAGGGTGCCGATTTTTTCCTCTTGCGTTTAAAGCATGAGCAACTACCGCATTATCTTCTTTAATAGAATTTTCAGCTATAGACTCAAGCTGAACATCAGCAGATTTGCTATCAGTTTTTAAAGTCATAAACGCATCAAAGTAAGCCTCAAGAGCGTCTTGCGCTTTTGGCGTTGCGTCAGTGTAATACTCCCCTAATAAATTAGTTAAGTATTTAACAGGATTTTTTTCTCCATAAAATTCTTCTCGCTTATTACGCCTTTCTTCTGCTGTAGCCGTAGAGTCTGATCTGTGCAATTTAGCAAAAGCAAGCATTTCATCTATTTTGGCTCCTGTTTGAGCCATAGAACGCAATTCCATAAAGACACCAATTTCATGTGCGCTTATTGCTTGCGGTTCATCGCGCTGAATAGCGGGTGAAAGAACGGCTGCGCCTCTTTCATTTAATGAAAATAAATAATTATCAGCAAGTTTTAAATTCTTTCTTAATGTTTCATCAGTCATGCTATCATCTGATTGGAACATAGTTCTTAAACTTTGGAAAATAGAAGGATCAACCCATTCGCCTCTATTTGTAAAATATGCTTTAGCCGCTTCGTGAAAAGGGCTTTCAGTATCATTCAAGTAATTTTCTATATTTAAAAAGAAATCATCAGGGCGAGGATTTTTTGTAAAAAATTGCTCATGAGCAATTGCAGCAGCTTCTTTATTAGGCCCTACAAAAGTTATCTTTGGATCAAGAACTGATGTTACCTTAACAGCTTGAGCATTTGCTTTACGTTTTTGCTCAAATAACTCGCCCATTCTTGTAAACGAATTAGCCATATCTTTTACAAAATCATCAGAACTATCTGTAGAGTTAAAAGTTCTTTGATTAATTGCTAAATCAATTTGTTGTTTTAACCCTGCTACTGCACTTAAATTTTGCCCTGCTATATCAGAAGGATTTGCCATGTAAGCCTGTACTGAGGTAAGCAAATCAATAGAGTCTTGGCTATAGTTGCTTGATACTCCAATAGCAGTTAAAACAATTTCCACCCTACGACGAGCAACATCTTTTAAGAAATTAGATTCAACTTTAGCAATTTCTTCGGGTTTCATTTTTTTAACTACAGACTGTATTGCAGTCCATTCTGCTTTTTTATTAGGATCCTCACCTACTACTGTAGACATACCGTCTATGCCAGTAACTATATTGCCCTTAAAGGTAGAGGACATACTATCAGACCATTGGTCTTGCAGCGCGTCTAACTCAGGAATTGATTGAGTGCCCATTAAATCAAATTTAAATGCAGACATAATTACTTTATTAAAAGTGTCAGTGCTTTCTACAGAAAGTTTTTCTTTCCCTGCAAGAATAGCTTCTTGGCTTTTTGTTTTTGCAGATAATAAATTGTTTACTAATGCCAGCGATTTTTTACTACCGGCTCTTTGGAAAATATCTTGGATATTTTTTATGCCTGTATCATTTACCCCTAGCTTAGCTTGCAAGCCAGAAGGAATTGTAGATGGATCAGTTGCTAAAGAAAGTAAGTGCTTTAAACTGTCTTGCGTAGTTGTGTTAAAATTAATTGTACGATAAAGCAAATGGTTATCTTGAGCGTTTTGTATAATTTGATTAAATTTTACCGCAAACTCTGGGTCATTTAAATTAGAATTTTGCTGCGCTTGCCGCATTGCTGCCGTAACACCAAGAGCAAATTCTGTTTGAGGGGGCGTCCCATAAGCATTTGTTCGGACAACTATTTGATCTGACAAAGAAGATAATTCATCTTCTAAATTTTTTAAAAAATTAGCACCCCAAGCGTCTTGTGCTTTTTCTAAAGTTTCCTGTTGACTTTTTTGAGCCTCATTTACTGATTTTATAAATTTTGCAAGAGGTGAGCTACTATCTGTTGGGTTTAAAACCTTAAATGCTTTATCAACTATTTCACTTTGATCACTGTCTAAATTTGAAAAATCAATTATTCCTGCATTTTGGAGTTTTGTTCTCATAGTTGCAGGGTCAGAATTTAAAGCAGTTACTAAAGTATTAAAACTTTCATCAGTAATTTTTTCACCAGAAGATAATTGTGTACTAATAGTTTTAGTTAAAAAATCTCTTAAAGCAGCATTTACATTACTTGAGTAAGCTGTTGACGCTTGCACTGAAACTGATGGATTATTCTTTGTAGCATAATATTTTATTCTATCACTGCGAGAAATCATATTGCTTAATAAATCAATAGAACTTTTTGAATCAGTAATCTGTTGAGGTGTAAATCCACCTTCAGATAAAAAAGACTCAATTGCAATTGCATGCTTTGCCGCATTTCCTTGCTCTCTTTCAATCACATTTGCTTCTTTTTCCCTTCGATCTTTTTCTGCAAAAGCAGCAGATGATGAAGCAAGTTTAACTTCATCATTAATTGCAACTTGAAATTGGTTTAAGTCAGAAAGCGTTAATTTCTTAAAACTGCCCAATATTCTTGTTACAAACTTTATATCTTTCTTTGATTCGCCTTCTGTTAAAATTGTATTTAACAATGTTTCATCCAAAGAGCCGTCAGGTCGAACACTATTTAATATGATTCTAAAATTATGGCTTCTTATATCAGCGTTATTACCAGCGAATGAAGCAACATGCCTTTCAATTTGACCTTGAGCAAAACTTACCCGTATAGCTTTATGCTTTTTGCTTGTCTCTGGATATGCTGCAAGCAAAGAATCTACAGGCGCAACGGGAACTTTATTTAAACTTTGTTTATGGGTTTCAGAAACCTGTGCTTGAGTGTCACCAGTTGCCACACCAACAGTAACATCAGTGTCAGTTTGATCTGATGCAATAACAGATGGCAATTCAGTCTCTGCCCCAGAATAACCTAAACCTCTAGCGTCTAAAAGATTTTGCTCATAAGCCTCTTTTTGTGCTGCTTTAGCTTCACGAATTTGTTTTTGTTTTTGCTGTTCTAATAAAACCAAACGCCTTTGAGAAAGGAACAAAGAGCCAGTATCAGTAGTAAAACTTTTAAATTCATCATCTACCTGATTGCCAACGGCAGCAATGTAATCGCCAAACCTAGCGTCAAACTCTGCAACAGGATCAGCTTTATCCATAACCTCAATAGAAATACGAGCAGAGGCTTGCTTCATATCATTTTCTACAGAGTTTCTAAATCTATTAGTTGCTAGGCGTCTGTAAGCATCCCGTTGAATTGTGCCTCCCATAGCAAGGCTAAAGCCTTTTAAAGCCCTTAATGGAGAACGCTGACCATTTTCATCAAGCCCATAAATTTCACTCTCTGGTGCATTTGCAGCTAATTCTTCACCAGTTCTTTGTGCAATTTGAGCAGCGCGATCAAACAAAATATCGCTAAACTTATCAGCGCCTTGGCGAATAGCATCACCAGTAATTTGTGCTGAGTTGTTGAAACGAGCAACACCAATTTGACCCAGTTTACTTTCGTACTTTTCTTTTATTATGCCGACCATTAAGCTGTTCCCCCGCTAGGTTTATAAGAAAATGTTTCAGCAAACCTATATATGCCTGTGGCTCTTGTAGTAAATGCGCCAATGTTAGCAGCAGTCAATCTTGCATGACCCTCACTAATTGTTGTGCGTTTATTTGCAGCTAATGTTGCATCTGTAAATAAGGCAGACGTTCCGATAATATCCATATCAACGGCTCCCTTTCGTTTGTTTTCATCCATAAATGCTTTTACCGATGTACTGCGACTTGCATCAGAGTATTTATTAAACAAAGCTATGTTTGATTTCTCAGCACTATCAAGTGCTTGTTTACGCCGATTTTGTTCTATTTTTGCTTGCGCTTGATTGATAACGCGAGAGGTTTGAATGTCATAAGCCTGACGCTTTGATTCCTCTAATGATTCACGACCCGCAGCTTCTTGCGCCTGTGCGCTTTTATGAGCTAGATAAAGACCAAGCGCAGGAACAATAAAATTAAGCATTACAAAATTAACTCCGCAGTTAAACCATTTAGTTGAAATGGCAAAGGTTCATTTTGGGTTATCGTAATCTTTGGATCACGGCTATATCCTAGCAACCTAAATTCTTTCTTACCACTTATTGCACTGTCAGTTATTAAGGATATGCCATTCATTGATGCAGATTTAGTTTCTATAAAATCAGCAACAACAGTAGCAATGCCTCTTGGCTCACCAGTTACAGGCCCTGTTTTTACTTGAGCATCTACAGGATTAGTAGTCACATTAATTGTAAACTTATAACCAATTTCTGCGGTAGCATAGGTTTCATTATATTCAGCAAGACTTATTGCATTACCAGCAACAGTGTGCGTTCCTAAATAATCTTCACGACCTGATGCGGTTTTAGCAACAACATGAACAACTACACCATTTGCAAAATCACCACTGACAGATGTTGATTTATTTGAAATAGTATAGGTCTTACTGTTATCTAAGTGATGACCAACAATAAACTCGCAAAGACGAAGGTTAGTATTATCAAACCAAACAGCAGCAAACATACGATCATCAATAGCAACCACAGATTCAAAAGAGCCTTGCGTTGTAAATCTTGTCCATCCGGCCCTTTTCTCGGCGCGATTAGACCCAAACACAGAACACTCACCAAGCGCATTAACAAAGACACTATACGATTCAGCTTCACTAAACGCTCCATTTACAACGCATATATCCTTAAAGGACGATATAAGATGTGACGCAATAGTAGATACTGCTGTCGAAGTATAAGCATCCTCAGAGTCAGTATAAAGATATTCTCTTACAACTTTGCCACCGTTTTGCAAATATATAGTTGCGCCATCTAAAGGGGTTGGTTGGACAAATTCACAACCAAATGGGGTCTGCTTTCTTATCTGTGCATTTGTTGGAGTTATTGCTTGATTAAGAAAAGTTGGCACATAAAGTTCCGCTGAAGCGGTAAACACTTGCAAGTCTCTATCAGAAACCAAGTATCGTATTTCATTAACATCACCAGTAGCTGCAACTAAATTAATTGAATCGTTATCCTCTCCCTCGCCAACATCAAAGTTAAAAAACTGAGCTGATTTGCTAAACCATAAGGCATCTGGTTCAGCTAAAGTTCCAGCAAAAACTAATCTGTTTTCATGTAAGGTAATTGCAGAGGGATAACCTCTTTTTTCAGAAAAAGATTGCTCGTCCCAATTGCTGCTAGGATTATGCGTTGATACTTTTACATAACCGCCGCCATCTTCATCTTCATTTGCACTACCTCCCGCCGTAAACGTAAAAGTATTGTCATCTAAAATACTAACTACTGTTCGTGCGCCATTTAAATTTGAAGCACTAATGCCTCCTGTAGCAGAAGCATCGCTAAAAGTTATTGACTCACCACCAGAATAACCATGACCAAGATTAGTCACTTCAACTGTTGTACTGCCTGTTATAGTTCTAAAGGGATTTAATATTGCTAACTTTTGAATTAATGTATCAATAACATTTGCATTAGCTACAGTAGCACTTACGACAGAAACAATTTGTATTTCAGAAGTGCCATACCTTACCCGCACGCCAACGTGTTTTGAATCAGGATATACACCGCCAGATACACTACCTGTTGTGTCCCAATAATTTGCACTTGTTGTTAGCGTAATACCATTGCCTGTTACTGCGGACGGATCAAGAGTAACACCAGTTCCATGAAAAGAAGAATATGGTTGGTAAACTTCTTTGTTATCTGACCGTTTGTCAAAAGCAAAAACTTGCACTTCAAAAGAATCTAAACCAGTACGAGTAATCATTCTGGGCATAAACGCAGGGTGGCAAATAAACATAACATCGCCAGATTGCGCGTAAGTATATTGATGCAAGTAATCATCATCAAATGGCAAAGCGTTGCTATCAACGTCTGCTGTAACTGTAGCAGACAATGAAACAGATGTTTCGCTTATAATTCTAAAGACACGAACCTTAGCTTCCTCAACTGAAACAATATATCTTTCATCATCAGAAAATATAAACGGAAACAATTTGCTTTGCATTGTCTTTGCAGTGTTTCTAGTAATCCCAAAATCATAGATGTTTTTAAGACCGGCACGTTTCATAGCTGCGCCCTCTGCTTTTACAACTACATTTTCTAGTCGTTCAGCAGATGCCGCATAGATTGGAGTGTCAATTCTTGACCTTGTAGATGGGCTTATCTCTCCAAATTGGAAGCTATTAATAGGTACTCTAAACTTTCTCATTAACTACGCCTTTGAGTAATAAACCTAGAAGTGTTTAGTTTCTTAGTAGTTTGTGATTGAGAGTGTAAACGGCGTGCTTGCATCATTTGTATTGTAGCTTTTTCTTCCATTAACTTTGCCAATTGAGCATCACGCGCAACCGATACAGCTAAGACAGCCGCCATTGTATATTCAACAGCAACAACAAAGTATGGAGGCCAATTTGATTCATCTGCGCGGAAAATATAATCCGCTACTAAAGTATCATTTGCACCAGCATCGCAATAAATCTTACTGCCGTAGGTGTCATACTTAATGTTAAAGTCATTAACAGTAACAGCATTTAATAACATTAAGTCAGAAGGCAATTGATAAGCAGAATCAAACCTACCAGTAGGAGCATCTGATAATCTATTTAGTTCAGCTTGATTAGTTGAAAACCTCCATCGGCAATTAGTTAATGCCGCCCTTGCAATATCTTCATACATCGCCCCTGCTACTGTAGCCTCAGAAGAACCATCAGTAAAAGACGAAATCGGATTACCCCCAATAAGCAAAGACGCTCTTGAGCAAATTTTTATTGAGGTATTAGCTATATCAACCATTCAATGATTGGGGGGCCGAAGCCCCCCATTCCTTTTAATCGCCGTCTGTCTCGGCAACGGCTGTGCCATCAGACACATCCACTACAGAGCCAGTATTCGACAAAACAGTTACAAAGTTTGTAGTAGGCGCGTTTGTATCCTGCACAATAATCAAGTCACGGACGTTAAGCATGTTTGCTGCGTCATTAAAGTAACCTGATGTATTGATAGTAGCAATCGCGTCTGCTGTTCGATACATCCAGAGTGCGGCACCGCTGCCACCCCCGACCCGAATTAACCCTGCTGCGCTATAAGCCATTATGAGTCTCCTTAGTTATTGTCGAGAACTTCATAGATGCCTTCGGACTGAATAACCACAGCCCCCATAGACATCATAGAAGTTGCAAGGTGAGAGACTTTTTCGGCAACATAATTAACCTCAGTAGTAACGTCAGCGTTAATACCAAGACCAATAGCAGAAGTATGATAGGCAAAGTTTTTGCCACCAGTAACCGCAGAAGTCGAGAAAATCTTAAAGCCTAAAAATTCCTTCATGGTCATGCCACCAGCGAAAGGAAGATTTTGAGAACCCACATAGTCAGAAGATGCAAACTCGTTTATGTTAAAGAGATCAGCAAATCCTTTAGGATTCATTGCAAGATAACGCTCACCATCTTCTGGAATGTCAGCAATGCCCATTGTTTCAAACAATGTAAGCATATCAGCTTTGACAAGCGCGCCAGAAGTGTCGTTAATCTGAGTTGAACTTGCACCAGCATCCATAGCCGCAATGATGATTTCATCAGTTTTGCGACCAAGAGCAGCAGCAGCAGACTTAGCTACAGCTTGACGCTCGTTGATGTTAGTTTTCAACTCGTCCAGTTTGTCGATGTACTCGGCAGCATAAAAGTCATTCATAGTAACTTCTACGTTTGAGTGAGCCAATTCCATCGGTGTTACCGAACCATTGCGGGATTTAGTAGAGGCAGAGCCAGTGCCAATTTTTTGAAACCGAGCAGTTGATGCAGATACAGTTGAAGAACGCACAGTGTTACGGAGTTTAGAACCCATACGCTGATACGCTAAATGTACCTCTGCATTAAACTGCTTGATAAAGGCTGTGTCGATTGTATTCGCCATTTCAAGAGTCCTTATTAAAGAAAACATTAACGGGTGTCCGTCTGTTTACTTCAACGTAGGTATCCAAATGGGCTACTCAGTGCATGACAGGCCGTGATATGCGACTGTTAGTATTGTTGCTATCTAAATTGCAACGCACAAAATGTAATATGTTACTCTCTTTGCTAATAAAAATTGGTTCAAATTCTAAATAAGCAAGCCACTGAACAATCATATCGCTTTCTGTCCATACATCACAGCTTATTTGGTCGTGATATAAGTGATAAAAACCTATTAAATCAGGTGACGCTCTAGCAAATCTAATCCAATTTTGCTTCATATACTTAGAAAACAAGGCCCACATTTGCGAGTGTTCGTTTATGCCAGTAATAGCTAAGGGCCTATCGCCCTTAACCACAGCAAAAACCATATCGTCATTAAGGAATTGCAGTAATGATTCTAAGGGATCAAGTTTATATAACTCACTAAACTCTCTTTTGTTTTCTATGCTCATATCCTGCAAGAAGGGGAAGATATGGCATGGCTTTAGCTTAACTAAACTAAGGCCATGTGAGCGCAAAACAACATCACCCATATAATTGCTGATAGCCTTTCCTGACTTCTTCAATGAAATACCTGTCTTGCTTTGCTGGATTATGATAGCGTTCATCGCGCATCATTTCTTCTAAGTCTTGTTGAGTAATTCCAGCAGTAGGTTCTGTTGATCCAGAAAAGTTATCTTCCTTTAATGAACTCATAATATGCTCTAAAGCAAGAACGCCCTCATGAGTTTCACACATGCGCTCTATTGCTGGAAACGCCTCTTTAGGAAAGAACTTATTAGCAAACATATTAACTGAGTTAATTCGATCACTAGAGTTTTCTCCTAGCTTTGCAGCTTCATCATCAAGATTTGGGCCAGAGTTTCCTACAGCAGACATATACATTTCTATGCCCTTGTTAAATTCCTCTTGCCCATAACCATTTTCAAAAGCATGTTCTGACCACCATTGAAGCAACTCATTATCAACGGAAGTTTCTGAATCTATTGTATCTGGAAGAATGTAATCGCCAGAAGATTCTGGCCGATCTTTAAATGCTTCTTCTTTTATTTCTTCCATTAGCTTAGAGCGTAAGTCATCTTCTTTGCCTCCAAGTTTTGATTCAAGCTCCTTGTAAGCCTTGGCTAAATCATCAGGTGTTTTGTATTTACCTAATAGTAATTCTTCGCCCTCAACTTTTTCATCTGTTTCAAAAATAGGATCGCCTGTTGATTCTGTATTAATCTCAGACTCTACAGCAACTTCTTCCGTTGCTTCTTCGGAAACTAAACTGTCGCTCATTTTTTGCTCCTGTGACCGTGTGCTATTCTTTGCTCTATTAATCCTACAATAAAGCGTTGGCCCTCAATGTGCCTAAGGCTTTCCGTAGAAACATCAGGGCCATGCACCATATTTATAGTAATAGATTTTAAGTAGTTTAAAACGGCCTCGCCAGAAGGGGATGAAAAAACCTCTGCAACAGTAACACTAATGTTTTGATCATTAGCCTTACTTCTTTGAACACCATCAATTCCAAGATTAATTGGGGATTTGTTCGCCACTCATTTGCTCCTGTGGTGGGCCTTGCTGCGGTTGCTGTTGTTGCATCTGCTGCTGTGCCATTTGCTGCGCCATTGCAGTCATAGCTTTACGTTCTTCTTCATCACGAATCAAGCTATCAGGAACACCAAATTTTTTAGCAAGATAAACGGCAGTTTCTTCACTATCAATTAATATCTGCATCATTTCTGGCCCAAAGGTTCCAGCCACCAATTCAAGAAACCTAGCTACAGTGGTTATATCTTGATTAGACTGCGCTTGAGCAAGCGGAGAAACAGAGCGCACCTTTACTTCGCGCCCATTGACCTGTGGTATTTCTATGCGTCCTTGCTTTTTAAGTATGTAAATTACACGCTGTAATACTGGTTGCACCAATTCAGCCTGTAATCTACCAAATGCAGAACCAATACGCCGAGATAAATCAGCCATACGCTCCGCAACCTCAGTAGCAGATGCGGGAGTTTTATCAGGATTGCCAAGCATATCATTATACAAAGCGCGTTTAATGTTGAGGCGCATGTCAGAAAGAACAAGTTGAGCAACATCAAAGTTGCCAGCAGCGGGTAATGGCTGCAATCCAGAACTTCCCATAGCTTTTGGTATAATAGAACCCGGAACTAAACTTATTGTGTCGGGGTTAATTACGCCATCATCATCAACTTGATAAATGCCAGCAATAGACATTTGAGCATTTTCAAGAATTAACTCAATAGTAAGGTTAGTAGTTTTAATTGCAGATAATCCGTTGAGCAAAGGGCCGCGCCCATAGACTTCGCCAGCACATTTAGACCAACGGAAACAAACAAATGGATTAGAGCCAAGACCCTTCATTTCGCGCTGATAAACAATAGATTTAGTCGTTAAGCACAGAACATAATGATAGTAACATTCTTCATTTGGCCTAGTGTAGTCTTTACAAACAACTTCCAGAATGGTTGTTTCACGATCCTTACCCATTTGTTCCTGCAAAGCAGGGCCAAGTTTTGCCTTTGGGAACATATATATTAAGGAATCAAAAGGAACTTTTTTTCTTTCCCTAAAAACATGGTCAATGTCATCGTTTGGGCCAGCATCTAACACCACATGAGGCAAAGGAATTGCAGTGAAAATAACGGGATTAATTGCGTCTCCTTCTTCAACGCAAAGAACGCCAGTGCCAACAGCTAAATCCATGAACGATTCATGAACCTCTTGACTGAAGTTAGAGTTTTGCAGGATTTCAAAAACGTAATCTGTTACCTTATCTAGCTCGTTATTAACAAGATCACGTTCTTCTTCTGGCACTTCACTACCAGACATTAAATCAGCCCATCTAGCAAAGTTAGGAACTAAGCCAGATTGCAACCTGCTAGCAAATTCTTGAACGCCAACAACAGCCGTTTCATCAAAGATGCGATCATCCCTGCGTTGACCAGCTTCTTCATAATAAAAAGATTCGCGCATTGGCAAAGCGTACTCATAACATTCCTCAAATAAAGGAACCCAATTATCTCTTTTCGACTTTGCCTTTTCGTATCGCTTTATCTTTTGATTAGCGATGGGGTTGTTGTTGTAATCCATTAACCAAACCTACTTAAATAACCCGCGCCGCCAGATTCAGAAGTAAATAACGATCTGCGCCCCTTACCCCCGCCAGACCCGCCTTCTCTTGCTGTGCGAGAATCAAGTGCTTCATCAATATCTTCTCGTTTAGCTTGCGCTAATTTTTCAATTTCCTTGCGCTTTGCGGCTTCCGCCTCAACACGCGCTTGCGCTGCCGCTCTATTAGCATCTTCCTGAACTTTAGGATCAGGTCTTGATACTGGGGCAGGCTTAGAACTTAAACACATTTTGGATCTCCTTTGCCCCCTGTATGCACAAAGGCTTTATATATTCAATGCACAAATTAAAGTCGCGCCCAAACGCTTTGTTTTCTGCGCGTACTGCGACCAGTTTTACTAAACACATCAAAATGTCGTTTTGCGATAGTTGGTTGCATAGGCTTTTGACTATTCATTAATGCGCGACCTTCGCCAGCACCTAAGAAAAGGTACTGTGCTGCGTCATGTACGTGGCTAAACATATTCTTATCGGGCTTATCGGCGTACCTCTCACCCGAAACTTCCATACGTTTGTAGGAGTATCCGCCCTCAAATCCTTTAATAAGAGTGGCGCACCGCCGATCTACAAGTAACGCAGGTTTGCCCTCCACCATTTTTGTCAGTTGGGAGGAAACCGACTCAAGGCGAAGGTCAACAGAATTAGAAGGCGCGGGAAAAGCGCGAAGCCCCGCACCACGAAGAATATGGAATGGTGTTGATTCATCTGTCTGCGCTCTAAAGTCACCAGCAGGATCACCATAGATAATAACCTCACCAGCAGCAGCGAAGCGGGTTGATAACTCATTCCTTAGCACTTCAGCAAATCGCACAATGCCCATATCAATAGCAACTATTTCAGACTGAACCAGCCACCGTCCTCTAACCTTCTGAGCAAATACAGCAGCAGGAGTAAGACCAAAATCAATACCCACATAAACGGGCGTAGCGGCAGCAATAGGTATTTCCTCTTTGGCAACATGAACATCAATAGCAAACATAGGATACACAGGTTTGCCGTCCTGTATATGGCCTAATTGATTCATTACATATACATCAATCCAGCTTTTAGTCTTACCCTGCACTAGATTAGGGTAATAGCTTTGCAGCATATTATTAACATTCTCAGCTTTTGGATTAGGAATATAACCTTCTATTTCCCCTTCTTCGTTTTTCTCTGCAACCATGCCAGCGGGTTGCGTATAGAACGACCAGTTAGAAGGCTTAACGAGCATCTTAGCTTGCTCATTTGGTATATGGTCAGGGATTG